TATCTTATGGTAGCTGATGTAGCCCGCGGCGACGGCGCCGATTTTTCCACCTTCCATCTTATAAAATTGGAGACACTTGAAATTATAGGCGAATACCAAGGAAAGCCAACTTTAGATATGTTTGCGAATATGTTAAATCAAGTTGGTCGAGAGTATGGTGGTTGTATGCTTGTGGTGGAAAACAATAACGTAGGGTACTCTGTCTTAGATAAACTTCTTGAATATGGGTATCCCAATATCTATCATTCTATCAAGGCCACTCACGAATATATCGAACAGCACCAAGCCGAACTACGAACAGCAGCTGTGCCTGGATTTTCGACAACCATGAAGACCCGCCCCCTTATAGTCGCGAAATTAGAAGAGTTTATCAGAAATAAACTAATTAAGATATATTCATCTCGAACAACTAACGAGATGAAAACTTTTATTTGGAGGAATGGAAAGCCGCAAGCGATGAAGGGCTATAATGATGATTTGATTATGGCGCTAGCGATTGCATGCTGGGTGAGAGACACAGCGCTCCAGGCAAACGCTCGCGACTTAAATTATCAAAAAGCTTTTATTGACGCGATATACACCACCAAAACCACCATGAATACACAAATTAAAGGCCAGCATGGCTACAAAGAAGATAATATTTTTGATAAAATGAGTGAAACACAAAAGATGTATGACCAATATAAATGGATCATAAAGTGAGATTTTAAATGCCAGCAGATAAAAACCCTAAGAATTCCCAATCAAACCTTTTCAAAGCACTTACGAGGTTGTTTTCGGGCCCCATTATTAATTATCGCTCTCAATCTGGGCGCCGAATTAGAAGACAACACCTCGACAAGTTCTCGTCTAAATTTAAATCCGCATCAGGCCAGCAATTTAAAAAGACATTATACAATCCTCTCGATACAATATCCACAAATGCAATTCAAAATCAGCAAAGAACAGAGCGTTATGTGGATTTTGATCAAATGGAATATATGCCCGAGATTGCATCAACATTGGATATCTACGCCGATGAGATGACAACCTATTCCGAGCTGCGCCCAATGCTTAAGATTAATTGTCCGAACGAGGAACTAAGCGCAGTACTAAATGTGCTTTATAGCAATATTTTAAATGTTGAATATAATCTTTTCGGATGGTCTCGAACCATGTGCAAGTATGGAGATTTTTTCTTGTATTTGGATATCGATGAGAAGTATGGAGTACAATCAGTGATTGCTTTACCGTCTCCAGAAATTGAGAGGCTTGAAGGATTGGACTCTACTAACCCCAACTATATTCAGTATCAGTGGAATTCAGCCGGCATGACTTTTGAAAACTGGCAAATGGCGCATTTCCGTATTCTCGGCAACGATAAGTACGCACCCTACGGGACATCCATCCTGGAGCCCGCCCGCCGCATTTGGCGCCAACTTACGCTTATGGAAGACGCCATGATGGCTTACCGCGTCGTGCGCTCTTCAGAGCGCCGCGTCTTTAAAATTGACGTTGGCGCAATTCCGCCACAAGACGTGGAACAATATATGCAAAAGATCGTAACGCAACTAAAAAGAAACTCGGTAGTAGATGCAGATACTGGCCGTGTCGATTTGCGCTACAATCCAATGAGCATTGAAGAAGACTACTTTATTCCTGTTCGCGCCGGCTCTGTAACCGATATTCAAAATCTTGCCGGCGGACAAAATATCACTGCAATTGATGATGTAAAATACTTGCGGGATAAATTATTTTCTGCTTTGAAAGTTCCACAATCTTATCTGACGCTGGGCGAAGGCGGTGAAGAGGACAAGACAACGCTAGCTCAAAAAGACGTTCGCTTTGCACGCACAATTCAGAGACTGCAGCGCGTAATTATTGCCGAGCTTACAAAGATTGGAATTATCCACCTATACACGTTAGGTTTCCGCGGCGACGATTTATTGAGCTTTGAGCTTTCCCTAAACAACCCCTCGAAGATTGCAGAGCTTCAAGAGCTTGAACACTGGAAGCAGAAGTTTGATATTGCAGGATCCGCGACTGAAGGGTATTTTTCACGTCGTTGGGTGTCTCAAAATGTATTTGGAATGTCTCATGAAGATTTTGTACGCAATCAAAGAGAGATGTTCTTCGATCGGAACCAGGACGCGAAGCTACAACAGGTTGCTGAGGGCGGCGCCGCAGAAGGCGGTGGTGCCCTGGGTGGTGACTTGGGAGGCGATCTTGGTGGCGATATGGACGCAGATCTCGATATGGGCGGTGACCTTGGCGGAGGACCGGAAGAGATGCCGGCAGCCGAGGCAGGCGCTGGCGAAGAGCCAGCAGGTGATGAGTCGCCTCTGTTGGCGGTACCCCCTGGGTCTCGGAACGCCCCGCGCCTCACGCCCGGCGCCAAAGGAAAGGTATACCACCCGGTAAAGACCGATAAGCGCCAAGCCGGCGCACGCTCGCGTTCGCAGGCCTCGATGTATTCAAAAGAAAAAAGCAGTTCTGGAAACAGAAACGTATTCCCGGGCTATGGACCCTTAAAAACACTTAGTTACGGGATTCCAGAGCATCAAGAGTCTATTTATAATTTGAGAGAGAATGCCGAGGAAGATAAACTTTTCGCGATAAATGAATCTGTGCGGGGCTTACTGCAGGATTTGGAGAGGAATCAAACTTTAATGACGGAGAAGAAAGATGAAGAACAAACATAATAAAAAGCGCAACACCGCATTTATTTATGAGGCACTTATTAAGGAAGTCACCGTAGCAATGCTGCGCGGCCAAACAGAAAGAAAGCGCAAAATAGTTGATATTATTAAAAAGCATTTCAACCCCGACTCAGAGCTATACAAAGAATTGAAATGCTATAGATCGCTATATGAAAATCAAAATCTAGATCGAGAGGTCTCAGAGAAGATAGTCAAAGAAGCAAAAATTGCTCAGCGCCTAATCGATCCCAACGGCCTGTTTAAACAACAAACGGATCTGATCAAAGATGTAAATGTGGAAGTATCGCCGTCTGTCTTTAACAATTATGTACCCAATTATAGAACGCTAGCGTCGATCGCTCAATTGTTCTCCCAAAAACTGTCTCCGAAGAACTCTGTTATTTTAGAAAATCAATTAATAGAGGACATGACCTCTTCGGAACCCACCGCCCCCCCAGTCGGCGATGTGGACAACATTGTAGTTAAAAACTTTGTAGGCAAGTTTAATTTGAAATACTCAGATAGCTTGCTAGAAGAGCAGAAAAAATTATTAACGTTCTATATTTCATCTTTTGCTGACAATGCTTTAGAATTAAAAATGTTCTTAAACGAAGAAATCGGCAGACTCTCGAAGGGTCTTGAAGATGCAAAAGATTTGGAAGAAATTAAATCAGACAAACACATGGTTGAGAAAACAAACAACATTATTGAAAAATTAAACTCCTTTTCCCGAGAAACAATCGACGAAAATGTTTTAATAACTGTGATGAAGACACAGCAGCTAATAAAGGAAATTTATAGCCATGGCGATAACGGTTAAAGTAGGCGAAGAGGCCAACCAGAAAAAAGTAACGTTAGAATTAAATATTCGTAAAAGCCTAGATGGAGATTTGATGATCTTTGATCATGGAGATATTGATATTGTTCTGTCTCCTGGGAAAAACAAAGTTGTAGCCTTTCCAAAAGAAGCGTCAACCGACTTAGTTTATGGGGCCCAAAACAGGCTCTTCTCCTTCTTGCATAAGAGGGGGATTGTTGTGGCTGACTCAGTCCACTCAGGAACGTTCGCTGGCTCCATGGAAGCCTCAATGCAGGAATCCAAGATGCCTGGCGCCAGCGCCTCAAAATTAGCTTTAATAAACATTGCAAATTTCATCACTGAAGAGCGTCCATATTTCGAGAACACCGATGCGATCATATCGATGACCGACGATGAACTGATTCATCCAGACAAGGCTGATTCCACCGAGTTGGGAGATGTGCCACAGGCTGTTGAGCAAGGTTCAATTAGACAGGGCTATATTCGTGATCCCTATTCCTTGAACTACATGTACACGCTTTACTAGGACTTCCGCCATGAGCAACATGAACCTTATTTTAGAAAAATGGAATAGATTTGTAGAAGCCGATGAGCCGCAAAAGCTGGGGATGACGTGGGGGCAGCTATCCGGCGCCATCGAAGCTGCTCGCGAAATGAAGCAAAAGCAGATAACTAAAGAACGCCAAGCAGAATTAGCAAAGACCCTAGGCGCCGAAGGCCTTAAGCTGGCGATATCGTTTACTGGTCCTGTAGGCGGCCTGATAGCGTCAGCGGCATCTGTCGGTGAGGCCGTAGGTAAACTGTTTTCGGCGGCCGCCCAGGAGCCCGACGGCGCCACAAATGATAACATTTTTCTGGCCGCAATGAACATCAGCGATTCTTTTCAAGAATTGATTGATGATAAACTAGAAGACAAGTTTATTGCTGAGATTTTGCCCCAAATTGAAAAGATGGCGACTGCGAATCCTAAGCAGCCAATTCCCAACATGGATGTGGTAATACGGGATTGGCTGAGCAAGCAAAACATTGGCGGCGAGACTGGAACAACAGTGCAAAAAGGAGCATAATGGAACTAGCAGCATTTATTCTGTGCGCCTACGGGTTAACGCAGATTTTGGTATAC